TTCTTTAAAAATTGTCTCCCTAACCGTTTCTGACCTTTTGGGAAAATAGACCAGCTCTCCCCCATACTCAAACCGGATGGTCGATGCGATCTCATCAGCCTTTTCTTTCTCTATGCCATTTTCAATAATCAATTCAGTCATCCTATCTATTACGTCCACGGAATCTACTCCTCATGCTGCTCATCAATGACCTTCCACGCGCAAAAGCCTTGTTCTCAGGATCCTTTTCTTGTTGCTTAATAACGGCTGGCTTTACGACTTGACCAACAGATTCGATAAGTTTCTGAAGGCGTTTCTCCCATTGTGCCGGGGTTAATCTATGCAAGCCGATCTTGTAAGCAGCGGCCAGGTTATAAACCATCAAATCAAGCGCTTCATTACGATCTTGCTTCTTCTTATCCCAAAAAGATTTCTTTCTCCCATTTACCCACTTATTAGCTCGATACTCCGATACAAGTTGATCGTAATAATCCTCAGGAAGGTCCTTCGAAAAATGGATTGCACCCGGGCCTTCAGTTCGCTTCCATCTTGTGAATAAGTTATCTTTGGCTGTGTCCGTTCCGATATACCAAAGAGTCACCCCCTTCTTAACCAGATTGCCATTGTGGTTGTAATCAACTTTTGTGGGTTTGTTAGGAATAATAGGTCGCCCCGGTTTCTCAGAACCTTTGATCGGAAAGAAACCATCGGATTTGTTTTTCATTGTGAAGTTATAAACTTCCTGAGTATGCAAGCCGCCTGAATCAACAAATATCTGCTGTACTCGCATGACTGCGCCGCTCTCATGCATATATTCTGAGGTGCAAATATCGTAGGCCTGTTTCCAAGTTTTCTCGTCAGATGGATCGCTCAATACAATACGATAATCAACTATCCAGCATTCCATCATGGCGCCCCAGCCAACAACCTTTATTTCAAGCCGGTCACCTTGTGTATCAATGGATGCGGTCAATTCGCATGCTTTCATAGGTACTGTGCCCAACTTATAATCTTCTGCCCTTTCTCTTAATGCGCTGGCCTGAGTAGCTTCTTTAACTCGCTCCCAACATCTGGCAAGCCGGGTGTTATAAAAAACGATCATTTCTGATTCATCTCCCAGTTCCAGAAGTTTTTTAGCATCCTCATAATCTTTCATTAGGGATGTCCACGACTTCCAGCCATACGGAAGAAACATTGCGCTTGCAGTGAATGACTCGGTCTCGCTATCGCATACTGGATCAGACCAAAGGCCTTTCTCGAACATAGCTGTTTTGTCTGACTCAGCATGCAGCCCACCGCATTCGCAGCATGGATACATAGCCTCGCCATCTACCATCACCAGTGATTCAAAATGCAGCTGCTGCGCATTTCCGCAATGAATGCATTCCGCTAATGCATGCCGCTGCGTTCCTTGTTTGAATAGTTCATCAATGCGCGATTCGCCTTCAATCGTTGGGCTGGAGTAGTAGTAGGATTTCTTGTTATGCTCAAATGTGGTTTGGCGTGCCTCTGCAAGTTTTACCGGATCACCTTCGCCATCTACGTCATCTTCTCCGCGGTCCACTTCGTCTATTGCTACCCGCCTGGCAGGTACCTCAGATAAGTTCGCGGCACTACCTGCGGTTGCAATAAATAATGTGCCACCCGGGTATTCTTTTGCATCCTGATTATTCAATGCATCGCGTGATTTAGGTTTCGCCACCCTTTCACGTAACACATCTACCGCAGCAATTGTCTTATCAATACGTCCAGCAATACGTTTATGTAATTTACCGGTAGGCATTAACCACAAAAAATTGGACGGGGATTGATGAACCGTGGAAGCAAACCAGTTTAAACAGATCTGTGTTTTAAACATCTGACTTGCCACCTTTGCAACTACTCTTTTGCATGGATGGCTATCGGAGAGACAGCGCATTATCTCTCGCGCATGTGGCGTTCTGCTGGTTTGGTATGACCCATACTCATTAGAGCCAGTAGATTTTGGAATTACCATATATCTGTCCGACCACTCGTCGACAGGCAGAGAGAGATCTGGCGTAAGCGCTTCGATTATTACCGATAAGATAGTTTTATATTTGTTTTCTAAACTCATCTGCAACTCTAATCAATAGAGCATTTATCTTGTTCAAGATCGTTTGCTCGCATTTCTTTGGATCATCAATTACAGCAACCTCTAAACCAATGTTTCTAGCCAAAGCGGGGAACCCGTCTCTGAGCCCGCGAAGAACATCGGAGAAAATTTTTTCTACTATTTTTCTGTCAAGCAAAGATCCTTCAAGCTCTCCGTATTTGAGAGCCGCCATCTTTGCTTCATACATCTCTCTCATTGCCCTGGATGTATGAAAATCGACTACCCCTCCATCTGTTACGAGCCCACTCTCGTTTTCAGATCTAAGCTCTCTGAACGAATCCGGGTTGTATCCAGGGTGGGAATATTTTTTTATTTTCTCCCTCACTTCCTCGACATCGAATTTACCGTCAGGACCGCGTTTATAAAGGCCTTGCTTTTCGTGATACTGAATCGTGCCCATCTTGCAACCCAAAATCCTGGCTGTGGCCCTAACTCCCGCCCTTTCACCTTTTTTTGTCGATTCGCTCACTGACTAACGTTTTTAATTTTGGATTGCTAGAATTTGAACGAGGCTCGAATTACCCCCACACGCTCCACTCCAGGAAGGACCCGCGATCATTTTGCTGTCCTCATCGCTTCAACCAGCGCTTTGTTGAATTCACCGTAAAACTCCTTCTCGATCACGCTCTCTGCTACAAATCTAAAATCCAATGTCGCCTCGTACAGTGCTGTTGGAATAAATATCAGTATCGGCCGTACTGCTGTACCAAATCCAGAATGAATGCGCTGCCATATGCCTAGTGGTAATTTGCCACCCCCAGGAGCACCAACAAAATACGAAATGCCCATCTTTGCTTTAGTGCCACGCTTAAGCTTTGCCCTGGATTCAGCAGTTGAATTTGCTTTGTAGCCTGCTTCTGGAAATGCCTGGAAATATGCGAGCATCTGATTGATCTGTCCTTTTGATATATTGCCGTATGCGTCCAAAGCGGCGCCCTCACCTGGACGCGTGAAATATCCTGGAGGAAGTGCACCAACAGCTCTCAATGCTCTCTCAAATCTTTTAAGCCTGCGTTCACCGCCCACAATCTCGGCAGATAATATTTTGCTTGGCGGCACAGCCTTGACTGACTGATCCTTGATGCCCACTATCGCGGTGAGATCATTTTTAGTTGATGGCTTCAGGAATACCGAGTTTTGAATATATGGCGTCGGTCTATCAAACACATCCTTGATCTCTCGCTCCTGAGCTTCCTTGATTTTCTTTGCTGTGCGATTGATTGCCAGCGACATGGCGAATGGAATCTGCTTCATTTGAAGCGTCGTCATCTTTTCGAGCAATTGAGAGAAATCAGCTTTTACTTCAATCATGCTGCCTATACCTCTTGAACTGAAAAGCCCCCACCACTCTTCTTTGGCATGGCTCTAACGATAAAGAATCTGAATGGGTACATGTCAGCAGCAATCTTTATTTTGACGTTTGCATCATCTGTCATGAAACCCTTTACCTCGTGGATCTCCATCTCACCATTAGCAAGCATTACAGCGAAATCTGGAGAGTAGAAGGTCTTGTCAGCAAGCCTCAATTTGATTCCCTCAAACTTGTACCATGCGAGCTCGCCTGCCTGCATGCGGGCTTCTAAAATTTTTTGGTAGGCCAGTTCGGTACCGTTCAGCTCACCCTGCTTTTTTCGTCCAAGAGCCTGCATTCTGCGTAAAGATGCGCCCTTGCCACCGTGATTGAATAGGCTAATCTGCATACAATCCCTTATCTTTTTGTTGTTTTTTATACCTTGCGATGCCTGATGCTGTGAAAGCGTCGCCTCTTATTTCGATTTCACTAACCTTGACTGCTTTTTCCACCGGCTCATTACCTTCCTCTGCCTGATCCGTGCTCTTAACCAGCCTCAGATGATTGCTTCTATTCACTTAAAGAATCCTCACCCTAACTTCTTACTGGAGGGAGATATTGGAAGTTTTTAGCTTGATTGTTTCCATTGCTTGTGCCCATAGAATTGCCATCAGGAGGAAAGTACAAAGGCACAACTCTGAGCGGCACCCTATCAGCAACATCAAAAAGATTTGGCGAGCTGTTCATAAACTCAACCGATCTGTCTAGGTCTTCACGCTCGCTTAGAACAGACCCATTACCAAGGTAAGGCTGATTGTTTTTGTCTACGATGCCGTATGCGAAGTGGTTCATGTGTTACCTCCAGCAGATGCAAAAGCTATGGGAATAATCAAGTAAGTCCCTGCATCCTCCATTTCGTAATACCACCCTCGCTCTTCAAGCCATTTTATGAATCCGATATGAACCGTTCCGTCATGCGTTCCGTTACCAGCGAATGTTAATATCGGGTCAAAAACAGGCAATCCATCAGGCATAACGCAGTCGCTTTCTCCTCCAACCCATGCGCCGTATTCAAAACCTTTAAGACCAAATTCACTAAGCGGTCTGACATACATCTTAGGGAAATCCCTTCGCAAGTCAGAAAGCAATCGCTCTTCAGATGGAGGCTCTTTTTTAGTTAAAATATTTTTTATCGCTTTATCAGCAATATCCTCGTTCTCACTAATCTGATTGAGATAATGTCCGCCGCAAGAAAACCCGTAAAAAAATGCAAAAAATGCGCAAGTTAGTGGTTTATAAGTTAACTCAAGAGCATGCAGATCATTGCTAAGTATCCAATTTAGGTATTCATCAAACTTAATTAACAAATATTCAATGGTCTCCTGATCTAGCGTCTCTAGGCCGCCTACACGCTCAATGGCACCCATAATGATTGTTACTGATGTTTCATTCAAAACCTTGTAATTCATTTCACTCTCCTGTGGCTATCCCAGGTAAACGCAATAACTTTGCCGCCGTCCTCTCTCATCCTGTCAATGATTCGCTCGCCAACATACGCGACAACTTCATCTTGGCTGAGATTTGACATAAGCAAGGTAGGACGACGATTTTCATATCGTTCATTGATTACATCGAACAGGATCATTTTCTCAGAATCGCTTCCAAACTGAACACCAACCTCATCAAGGATAAGAAGATCAGGGAAAACCATTGCTTCTATTGCTTGAGTTTCAGTTTCTAAACTGTTGCGACTCCATGAGCTCTTTACCCTGCGAACAGCTCTCATTACCGTTGAAAAAAGAGCTGTACGATGATATGCCCCCATTACATGCATCCCTATTGCGCACGCCAGATGTGTCTTGCCTGTTCCAGGAGCGCCAACAAATATTGCGCTTCTGCCTGTTTCTAAAACTTGATCAAAGCTTTCTGCATATTCTTTACAAAACTCCAGCACATATTTTTGCTGATCAGTTGAAGCCACGAAATTGCTAAACCTGCGGCTCCTGAACCGCTCAGGAATGCCTGAATCACCAACTTTTCTATGAAACTCTTCAAAAAGTTGCTTTCTCTTAAATTCCTCTCTTTCGAGCTTTTCTTTTGCGAGACGCTCTGATTCGCAAGTTGGGCAATGAGTCCAAACTGTTCCAAATATGTTTGTACTGATGTACGATCCATGCGTTTCACAATTAGCTGGCCTGGTTAAACGCTCTGCCGGCAAAACATTTGCAATCTGTTTCATAAGTCCATTACTCCCATTCCGTAGTCTTTTTCACTGAAGTTTTCTCGCTGAGGCGCCTGTGCTTTGCTTTTTAAATCGTCTTTCCTACGACAAAAAATCACGTTGTCAGGAGGCTTCTCGTCCTTCCATCTCCCTGCGTTCAGGTAGGTAGAAGGGTTTGGAATGTACTGTCCGTTATCCCTTGTCCATTGCTCGCTATTGACCTGCCATGCAAGCGCTTCAAGGATCAGCGTGATTGTTTCCGCTGGTTTCTTGATTTTCTTGAAAACCTTGGCAGCTTGGTCCTTGCCGACTTTCTTCGGATAGACTTTCCAAAAAGTATCGAAATGAGATTCAGCCTCACGCGTCAAGCCATCGTCAGATGGCGGATTGCTTTTTGGTTTTTCGTCCTCGATTTCTAAGGGGGGTATAGGGGGTTTAATAGAATTAGGTATCAGAGAATCAGGAATCAGAGAATCAGGCGGGCTTGCATGGTGCTGGTCTGGTGCTTGCACTGTGCTTGCACTAGATTCGATACCCACCAATGACTTAACTAGCACGTGCTCGCCCGTGACAAGGTCATTCTTGTTGCGCTTCTTGACCTTATAGATACCGTTCTCATCAGGAAGCACGCTGTCCTGCTCTTTACCATGCGGGCTTTGATGTTCGTGGAAGGCAGGAATGCTGATTACTTTTTTTCCATCGGCAGTGTATCGCTTTATGAAGCCGCGAATTTCAAGCTCATACAAAAGCTCGTCTATATTCACGTTGTCAGCAGGGAAGATAGACATTTTGATTCTCTTTGGTCTATCTTCCAGCCTGCCCTCTCGATCCGCCAGCATCCACAAGCCAGGGAATAAAAGTCTTGCCGCAAAAGAGCACTCAACAAGATCCTCGTTTGTATAAAATCCCGGTTTTATGTTTCTGGATCTGGCCATTTCTGCCCCCTACCCCGCGTTACTCTGTGCGACCATTTCATTTTGGCCGCTCTCTCTTGATGCTTTCTTGACTTGGTATTCGACCCTTTCAGACAAGCGATCCATACATGCTTTAGCCAGATTTATCAGCTCGGTATCTGAAGCCATGATTCCGTTTGGTTGAGTAATGAAGGATGCCAATTGCTCAAGCGTGACGATCATGGCATCGGGATCAATGGCTTTGGCATATGGACGCATTTCATGGTCGAAACAAACCATGAACCGCTCACGCGCAAGCTCTCTGGTTTTATCGCCAGACTTCAGGAGGGTATTGATGAGCGCTTTCTGTGCTACTGATGCCAGATGGCTAGATAACTCAACGCAGCGCATCAGATGATCTTGTGATGCTGTTTGGTCTGGTAATGCTGGTTTGTTTGATCGTTCCAAAGAGATGAAATACCGTCGAATCTGACGGCCTTTTTCATTGTTCTCGACCATCGCCAGTTCTTTGGCCATGTCGAGGGTTAGGTGGTATTCAGTGCGGCGCTTGCCTGCTTTGCCGTCAGACCTATTCGATAAATTTATCGAATAGTCTTCATCGGCTATAAAGCCGTATTGCTCAATGCGGTTTTTAATCCAATTTGAGAAATCTTGGCGTGACTCTAAAAATTTATGAAGATCACGTGCATTGCAAAGTTGGACGGATTGATGCTGAATGATGCCGGTGAATACCGGTACTAAATCGGTAGTTGTCATGATGTGCTGACTCCAGTTCGTTGAACGAACCACCAATCCCGAGACCAATCGGGGCGGGCGGAACTGAATAGGTTGGTCTACCGGGTCAGCGCCGGCGAGCCTTGCGGCTCCCCACCCAGTCCGCCCATAGAAGAAGGCAGCACAAGGCAATAAAAAAGCCGCATAGCTTAACGATTGCGGCCCATCACCGCTGACATCCAGGAGACCAATCCTGACCACGTTTTTTTCCGTGGCATGGAAAGGATAAGCCCGAATAGCAGCGGTTGTCAAATTCTTAAATATCTCCCCATGTAATTGATGAACTGGCTTGTATTTCATCTCTTAATTCATATTTAAGTTGGCATCAAATTTAGTACGCTTTCTCAGAAAATTTCCGAGCACTGCACAAAGCCATATAGGGATTCCAAATATGTTTTCTGAACGCTTTAGAAAAACCTTGCAAAAAGACCACCCCATAATGTCCATTACAATATGAAAAGCCATGGAAGAGATATACCTCGTGCATGCTGAAGCGGTAGCCACAAAAACGGCAATTAACAAAGATGATATTGGCAAGGTAGATGTAATCATTTTTGTTTCTGCTAAATCACAAGATGAAGCTCGAGCGCTCGCAAGTGCTGCGTTGATGGAACATAGTTACCATCTAATAAGGGTTTTTTCACTTTCTGTACCCACTCTTGCTGCTGTTTTAAGGTCGGACACACAATTAATAGCCCAGTATCATGCTGCGATTGAGTTAGGGTACAGTCTTGAGATAATGGCTCATCCACGTGAAGAGCGGCATCCGGATCATCCTTTTGAGAGTCGTACATTGATATCTCCTATTTTTTACGAGACAAAAAAGCATTAATTTACTCATTACTAACACCTACACTTAGCTAGCTTTTCCACGAAGAGCACAGCAGATGCCATCTGCATCTACCAATTGTCTGCCACACAAAAATTTAACGAATAGTTCGGTAAACTGATTCTGGCAATCTGCAATAAATTGTTGTCTTACTTCAACCGAGGTGAAAATGGCATTTTTAGTAATTCCAGAACGATCAGAACTAGGCTGCTCAAGCCGCTCTACTTCTTTGGTAGAGTCATTCATGTGTATTTCACAATCTAATTTTCTTACCTTTGTTTTATCATGCCCATCGAGACTATAGAAAAACTGATTAGCGAGCATGGAACAAGCACGATTTCTAAAGAGCAGCTTCTGCTTTTGAAGGATGAACTTGTAGCTCTCTGCAACGAACTTTGCGCATGCAGAATAAAGGCTTCTGCTTTGGCGAATATGATATGTAACCTTGAATCTGTTAATCAGAATCTTATGCTCGAAATTCGCACTTTGACTGAGGAGAGAGAAAGATTTCATAACGCAAATCCTCATGGTCATCGATGTAAACATTGCGGTTCGATGAAGCTGAAGAGAACAGGTGGTAAACCACATAAATTATTTTGGGATATGGATATAGTAGACATCTTCTTCATTTGCCTGGAGTGTGAAAAAGAATCAGTATTCACGATTGATGCTCTTGAATAACTTACACTGTACCTTCGTACAATGGGCGGTTCCTCCGATGCTGATAAAATAAGAGGTTCGGCAAGTTTTTAATAGCAAAGAGAAAACCATGAAAGAGATATACCTTGTGTATGCCGAAGGAATACGTGCAAGAGCCGCAATCAGTTCTAATATTGTCAAGGTTGATGCAATCATTTTTGTTGCTGAGACTTCTCAAGAACGAGCCAGGATACAGGCTCATTCTGCGTTAATGAATTATGGATACCGCCTAACAAAAGTCCTGGATATCTTCGTACCCGATCCTTCCGCTGTTTCGAATTTGGACCCAGAATCAATAGCCCAGTACCTTGAAGCGATTGATCAGGGATACGGAGTTGTGATAATTGCTCATGAGCATGATTCGGATAACCCTTTAGAGGCGCACTCATTGGCCACCTCTATTATTAATGAAACTAAAAATCATTAACTGATTCATTGCCAATCGCCTATTTAGGCGGCCTCTCCTATGCTGATAGAATAGAAAGTTCCACCAAACTATTAACAACAAAGGAGAAGCCTTGAAACTTAGTGACGACAAGAAATCAGTAAGTCTGTCAATCAATGGAACGCTGTCAGCTGATGAGCTTTTGGCTCTAATATCCGAGCTAGGTCTTGTCAGGAGAGAAATGGTTCCTGAAATACCGTATGCACACCCACCAGATGAAGAAATATCTTCCATACAAGATGATCCCGCTCTATTCATCGCAACTTACGACGATCACGTCGGATTCGGGCTTAGAGATTCGGGTTACGGCTGGATGGTCTTTAACCTCCCCTATGACCAAGCTTGCAATATTCGCGACTTTCTCATTACCAATACTCAGCCAGGAATGAGCACTCCTCTCTTCAGCAAGGACAGCGGAAGCGGAAGCCTTCCTCAATGATTTATTGAAGTTCAAACCATCGAAATTGCCTGTTTTGATTGCTTCTCTTAGCGCAATAAAGCTTTTCGATGGGGCGATAGAAATGGCAACTGTTGACTTTGATGTAGTTGCGCTTGCTATGCTGACATGATTAGGTAATAGCTCGATGATATCGAGAGCTACTTTTCTGACTTCTCTAGAGACTTTGGATAGGTCATCGCGTAATCCCTCTACAAACTCATCAAATTCTTCTGAGCTTGCCTTGATATTTACTTCGATAGCTATCTTTTTCATAATTTAATCCCCTAGAAATTCCCCGTAACCCCATGACAAAGCAAAGCTCTGTAAGAAGATATGGCGTTACGAGAGCTCTTCATGAAGAGCTCTCGGTTGACGCGCTCATTAGTCTTGATACCATCACGCAGCCCTTTAAACCCAGCGCCAGTCAAGCGGAGGAATAAAGTGCAGAGAGGATGTAATTCGTATTTCATTATGAATGCTCATTTTTTGATTAATAAATGACTCTCATATGCCGTTAAAATAATAAATACCACTAAACTATCTGCAAAAAGGAGGGTTCATGGATAATTCAATTCCTTTAGTCATTGGTATGGCCTGGTATCATTCAGGAGATTACGATGCCATCCTCAAGATCATGATTGATAGCAACCATTTTCCAAGAAGCTTTGATGAATGGCTTGTCAAAGCAGAGCGAGAGGAACGCAGACTCAAGAAAGCCGGGTATACCGTTCTTCGCGTCTTCATCAACCCTAAAACGTTTCCTGCATGGTGCAAGTCGCGAGAGCTGAATAACGATTCCAGATCTCTTATTGAGTTCGCCAATTCTATTGCGATAGAAAGCAAAAGAAGAAGCCATTAAAAAAGAGCTAATATTCATAATCACCTATTTGAGGTTCCCGTAACACCATGCCGAAGGGAAAGTCGGCAGTAAGGGAGGAGTTACGGGGGTTCGTCATGTCAACTACTCGGAGAATCTTTTATAAAGACTAGCTGTTACTTGATTCAACTCAAGCAATAGCGGCGCCAGTTCTTTGCGCTCTGATGCATCAAACTTACCGTCTTTCAAGTGCTCAGAACCTGTGTTCAAACAGGCCGATGCAGCAGCCACCAAAGACAGAAAATGTTTTACCTGGCTTTCTTCTTTCAGGTCTGAGCTACCCAAATCGATATCCATGGGCGTCTGATTCACCAGCTGGCATATCTCAAACACAGCGCGCTTTTCCTGGGTGAGCTCAATGAGCTGCAGCACGACAGATAATGACGGAGGCTGCGCGTCATGATTAGGGTCCAGGCAATTGGCCAGCCCTTCTGGTGACTTGTTTAACACTCTCGCCAATCCAGCGATGCCCCCCGGGTACTTTTTAGCATCGGACTGCAACGCTAAAAACACTTGTCTATATTCTTGTTTTGCCGGTCTGCTCATAATCTATTTAACTGTTTTTCTAATCTATTTAGCTGCTGTTAATTTCCTGATAATGCATTCATCATTTAATCAGGAGCTGTCATGAAATTCTTGCCACCGATCAAAACTCCACCACCAGAACCGCTTGACATGCAGTCTGCTTCAGCGTTGGCTGCCATCATTGAGGCTGTCATCCAGGCTGAACAGATCAGGGCTGGTAATAAGAAGGTGGATGCGTCTTGCATTGATAATCCGCCGGCTCCTGATAACAAGTCATCTAAATGAGCGTCAGCATGTATGCACTTGCTGTATTGCACATCAGTACAATTAACTATAGTTTTCATAGTGGTTATGATTGATATAAATGCAAATTTCAATTTGCGTAACATTCGGATTTCTTTTCCTGCTATGTAACCTAGGTTACATAATGGATAATTATTTATTTGGAATAGTCATGCTGAGCTTTGCGTCTATCTTCTCCGGTGCGACGGTAGGCTTTCCGCCTATATTCATTCCGTCTTTCCAATTTTCGACGCTGGCTCACACGTCGCTCGATGCCGAACAGATCAGGTCTAATGGCTTGTAAATACATAAGCCTAGCCTCAGGTATGCCGGTCTTACGAAACTTAGAAACAGCTTGAGACGAAATCTTAAGCAACTTAGCTGTTGCACTGGTTCCACCTAGCTTATCTATTATTTTTGAGTGTTCATGATTTTCCATGAGCCTATTGTAACCATAGTTACGGTAGAAATGCAAATCATAGTTTACACATTTTTATGTAACCTTAGTTACTAAATATTATCAACAATGAGGAAATGGTTTTTAACCTAAACTAATGGAAAAACTGGAACATAAAATAAAAAGGTTGCGTGATGAGCGCGGAATGTCTCAAGAAGATGTCGCAAAATCTCTTGGTGTAACCCGCGTCGCCATTTCCAAATGGGAGAATGGTCAAACTGAAAATCTTAAGCTTGCCAACTTGGTTGGCTTCTGCAAGCTGTTCAATATTGGAATTGAAGAGTTCCTTTCTGATGCTTATCCAGAAATTAAAAGTCTCAAATTGACGACAGACGTAACTAAGGTGAAAATACCGGCTCATGAGGCTGGTGCTGTTAATATTGCTGTTTTTTCTACAAAAAAAATGATTGGAGAGGGAAATTTGCAGCTCTATCAAGATACTGTCGTTGGAAATATTGGGTTTAGTGAACAATGGGTTGCCGAGAATTTAAAAGGGATTACCAATATTAAGAATTTGTGGGCTATTACTGGTATAGGAGACTCCATGTCTCCAACATATGAAGATGGGGATATCTTAATTGCTGACATGGGAGTAAGGGAGGTTGTGCATAGCGGTATTTATATTTTTAACATAAAGAATGTGCATTTTATTAAACGAATAACCATCATGCTTGATGGAAAGCTGGAAATATCTAGCGATAATAAAAATATAAAAACATCAAATATTTATGACGATGATAAGAGTTTAAATATTCTTGGCAGGATTAGGTATATTTGGAATGGGAAGAAGTTGTAAATAATCAATTCTTGTTGCGGCAAGACTACCAAGCGCGGCTGTTTGCAGGCCTGATACTGGATCAATCTGAAAAACATTAATCTCTTCATGGGCTTATTACCTATCATTTGATACGTCACCAATTGACGGCATAGTTATATAAGAAGAAAATCTCACCTTTTTGGTAAATTGCAAAATAACTCTTCTAAAGGGGGGGTAGTAGTGGATCTGACAAATTACCTCAAGAAGTATTCGGCCAAGATAAGCAAGATAAAAGATAGGATACAAATTTTATCTTTTTTCGCAACTCTATTGCTACCTTCGATTGAAGTCGAGGCATTTGGTATAGTCACTAAGGGCGGCCATTTTGCGTGCTTAAAAAAAGAATGGTTAATAGATATGCTTAGGTTTAAGGAATCAAAAAGAGCAAGTGATTTTCAATCCTACTTAAAGTCTAAGAAGTGCATTATTCTAAGAAAAGGCATTAAAGTTGTGATAAGTGAATTTCCTAGCATTATGGATAATACTGTTGGGCTTATTTATCGAAGGACGAGAGCGTGGACTACGGTAGAAGCATTAGATTTTAGTGAGCCTGATCATGAATAAGCTTAATTTGCTTATCTTTTTTCGGTAAGGCTACCAAGCGCGGCTGTTTGCCGGACTGATACGGGGCGGTGTGATAGAGCTTTAAAGTGTAGCTGAACGAAGATATTAAAAATATGATGAAAACAATAATAGTAACGACATTTATAGCGATCACTATACTTTCAGGCTGCAACGCAGTAACGCCTGTATCAACGCAGCAATCGACAGTACGCGACTATCTGCCATCTATTTCTCGCTACAATGAACAGGTTGGAGTTGTAACAGAAGTAAAAGATGGGGACACAATTGCCGCAATCATTAATGGCAAAAAAGTTGATATTAGATTGGCGGAGATTGATGCACCCGAGAAGAGTCAGGCATTCGGTAATGAATCTAAACAATCATTGGCAAGCATGTTGCTTGGTAAAAATATCAGGATCAAACAAACTGACACAGACCGTTATAAACGAGTGGTTGCGCGTGTCTATACTGATAATCTTGACGTAAATGCAGAACAGATAAGTCGTGGTATGGCCTGGGCTTATCTTGATTATCTTACAGATGAAACCTTGCCTCAGTTGGAGTTTGAAGCAAAAACTGCCAAGCGTGGATTATGGGCTAGTATCAATCCCATCCCACCGTGGGAATTCCGCCGCGGCACCGGATCGACTCCAGTAATTAATAAAACATCAGCCAGTAAAACTCAGAAAGTATCAAGCGAGAATTATCAGTGCGGTCAGAAAAAAACCTGTGGACAAATGTCCTCTTGCAAGGAAGCGATGTTCTATCTTAATCAATGCGGAGTTACAAAACTTGATAGCAATGGTGATGGCATGCCGTGCGAAAGTTTATGTAAATAATTATTAACTTAGAAACAATCCTTAGGTATAAAAGCTTCAAATCGGATAAAGCCCGCCCAGTGCGGGCTTTTTACTGGCAAGAACTATTTGTATTACAAGAGTCAAGTGCGGCACATAGCTATAGAAAGGAGGTAAAAAAACACTAGCTATGCGCCGCGTCGGGGAAACAATAAATAGGTACACATCTGCCATATAAAGCTTCGGGATAGTATTGACAGATGCGTACCCCAACTCTTACAGTTCTGTAGAGTTTCTATAAAGAATCGCCCTAAATAAGAAAAGTTCAAAAAACTTAGATGATAAGTAACGCGACTTCAAATAGTGATGTAGCCAACAGCAGATGACAGGTCTATAGAATCGCTAGAGGGATGCGGTACATAGCTATAGAAGGGAGGTAAGAAACCACTAACTATGCACCGCAAGGGGAAGGAAAATATATACATAGTCGATGACTTAGCAGGTATGTGCAGAATACTCCTATAATGATTTGGTAGAGAATGACCTGGTGAGAAAATGAAAAAAACCACCAGGGCACAGCAGCTTAAGTCAAATATTAATAAAACAACATTAATACAAGTTTTTTATCGGCTGAATTTAGATTTGATTTAGCACATTTTTAAGGTAATCCATATCACCTTATTCCTACTCAAATGCCCTCATCTGTTGTCACTTGATCCGCAAATCATTCTTGACAGACTGCACTCCATTAACAAAAAGCGCAATTTCTCCCGCTTTATCAATCTCAGCTTGAGAATTGACGAAACCACTTAGTTTCACAAGTCCTTTTGAAGTTTTTACTTTAATTTCAGAGGTCTTCAAGGTAGGCTCATCGTAAATTGCTTTTTTGACCATTGCAGTAATGACAGAATCATCAATATATTCTTCAGCTGTTTCTTTTGCCATTGATATTGGTGCGCCGCCTAAGAAAAAAGCTATCAGAACAATTAACAGGAAAATAGAAAAACGATTATTTATATGTTCCATGGCAAGGTTGCCCTCAATAAGTGATGGAATCTAAAAAATTATTGATGCTCCTAGGTTTAAAAAGTTGCTTATACATGTTTTCAAAGACTTTTTGAACTTACCAACCACCTTATAAGTTCATGCATAAGCATTGAGCTTAACTCACCCTACTCCACCACTTCTTAAATAAGTTCATAGCAATTACTTTAGTTAGTTGAGGGCTCATTATAAATTATTCCGTAACTATAGTTGACATAAATTAATAATGTAACTATAGTTACTGAATCGCAACACAACAACAAAAACTAACTATCCGCACTCAGAGCGTTTCCTTTTAACCATCGCCAGCATGGGTTCTGGGAGCTGGCAGATTTTAGGAGGGATTATGGAAACAGAGCAATTGCCAAGACGTACTACTTTTGAATTTACAGGCGAAATTAGATGCGGTGTGCGTGGCGAACATTATTACGACCATTGTGGAAATTTTAAGCTCGTTACTGAGGATAAAACTAATTTTAAATGGCCAATCTACCGAGTAGTCGAGGAGCAACTATGAGATCAACCATAAAAGTAAAGCCATTACCGAACTTCCATATAAAAGTCACATGGCTTGGGGGCTTATACACCAGCACCAAGATGATATTCCCAAATTCATCAGCTGCACAAACATGGGCCAGAGATCAGTTTGGCATTGAGCCAAAGATCAGAGTGGAGCCATGCGCGAATTAATACAGCAGATTGTATTTCAGTTGTTTATTGCAACGCTGTACGTAATGACACTGTTCTTCACCCTGCTTTCAATTGATGAGGTTTATTTTCCACTGGTTTGTGATTCAATCAAGAAACAAGGATGCTGCTCATGAATATTAGCTCAGGAATGAAAGTGAGATTTCACCCGATCATAGGAGGCAGGCACGATGGGAACCTCTACGAGGTTAGATGTATTGGGAAGCTTTATGGTCGTGACTATGCCTGGCTTGAAGGTAAAGCTGATCCTGTTGATATGCGTGCTTTAAGTAAGCCACAGCCGGGACAAGACAATTATGGGATGAATTGAAATGGATGATCACGAAAAAGAGCAAAAAAAATTGCAGCTAATCGGCCAGCTTATCAAAGACCGCATGCCAGATGTTCCTCCTCTGCTAGAGAAAGAGCATGGCGCTGACACACTGGAAAAAGTTGCTGAGGTGTTTGGTGAATTTTTCCCGCTAGCGTTTTCTCAATTTGAGGAGTTAGTAAAAGACGATGTTGAGGAATGGTGGGAGGAATACCAGGAGCACCTGGACCGCATTGATCCGCCTTTCGTTATGGATAAGTTTGATTATTTGAGGCCGCAGATATGAGCTTTTGGGAGCGTTACAGATTCTGGCGCGATGATTGCAGACACGGAATATTGCGATCGATTAGGCTAGCAATAGAAATTAAGAAAGAAAAAACCTATCAGTTCTGGAAATTCCACTTGATGAGGAAATCAAGATCATGAACAGGCAATCATTTATTGGCGGCTCTGATGCCGCGTCAATACTTGGAATAAGCCCGTGGAAATCAGCTTACACGCTCTATCTTGAAAAGATCGGTGAATCACAAGAGGAGCAGGATCAACACAAGGAACGAATTTTTGCTCGAGGAAAACGCTTGGAGCCGGTTGTTGTGGAAATGCTAACCGATGAGCTGCAATCTCGTGGACATGAAGTTAAGATTGTCGCAAGAAACGAACGGTACGGGGATCCTGAGCACGAGTTCCTAAAATCAGAAATCGATCTCGAGCTGCTTATAGATGGTGAGCCAGTTAACGGCGAGATTAAGACCGTGCACCCTTTTGCGGCCAAAGATTGGGGAGCCGAAGGCTCCGATGAAATCCCGCTCTACTACATCTCGCAAGTAATGCATGGACTTATGATCAGACCGCGGCAAAGAGCAATTGTTGCCGCATTGATCGGCGCAGACGATCTGCGTATCCACTACGTAGATAGAGATCAAGAGTTGATCGATATCATCAGAGAGAAAGAGCTTTTGTTCTGGAATCGAGTAATCAGTCGCGATCCCCCACCAGTTACATCATTTGAAGATATTAAGCATCTCTACAAAAAAGACCATGGGATCGTGATTGATGCCGATGGGGAGCTTGTTTCTCTGTGCTCCCAGTTGAGAGAGCATAAAAACGCAATCAAAGCAGCCGAGCAAATGGCTGAGGATTTGAGCGGGAAAATCAAGCTGCTGATGGGTGATGCATCAGTAGTTATGCACGAAGGCAGGAAGCTATGCACATGGATAACGAACAAGAATAGCAAATCAACCGATTGGAAATCACTGGCCATGAGTTTTAACCCTGCGCCCGAGGTGATTGAGATGTACACCAATACCAAGCCGGGCGCCAGGCCATTTTTATTGAAATAAGGAGAGCATTATGAGCGTGGCAGAATTAAAAGAAGCAGCTAAAGGTAATGCGGTTGCAAAACCTAAAACCATAGGCGATCTATCCAAGTTCCTGGCTGATCGCATGGGGCAAATCAAATCAGTAGTAGCCAGTAATTTAACACCCGAGAAGATGTGCAGGGTTGCCTTGAATGAGCTGCGCAATAATGAATACCTTGCAAAGCTGGCAATACAAAACCCTGCAAGTTTCGTTAATGCAATTGTGCAGGCATCGCATTTAGGACTGGAGATTGGCGGGGTACTTGGACAGGCTTATCTCGTGCCATACAAAAACGAAATCAAGATGATCCCAGGCTACCGCGGCCTGATTTCCATGGCCAGAAGATCCGGAGAAATCAGCAGCATTAATGCGGAGATAGTTTATGAGAATGATGAATTCGATCTAGAGCTCGGCATTCAGACGAAAGTGAAGCACAAACCAAAACTAAACGGGGATCGCGGCAAGCCTATGATCGCGTACATGGTTGCTCATTTTAAAAGCGGAGGCAGCCATTTTGAATGGATGACGATTGATGAGGTTATGAAGATCAAGAATAGAAGTGCATCAGTTAAATCTGGCCGGTCTTCTCCGTGGGATACTGACGAATCCGAAATGATCAAAAAGACTGTGATCCGTAGAGGCTGGAAATACCTACCCATGTCGATTGAGATGCAGCAGGCAGCCATCGTCGACACAGCAATTGAGCAAGATAAAAATGTTGTGATTGACGGAGAATCTTTTGTTGTTGATACGGGAACAGGAGAGATTCTGGAACCTCAAGCTGGCGGTCAGCAATTTAACGATGATGAATTGAGAGAGCATGCGTCAAGCGCAGCTGGTGGGGTTGAATTAGAAAACGGAGTTGCGTGATATGGAAACCAAATTCATCTACAGCGGATTTGCCAGTATTACTCATCTCAACACAAGGAAAGAAGGCCCAGAAGATGCCAAAGAGCTGGCGGTAGATCTCAAGTTCAAAACTGAGGCAAGTAAAGCCGTGTTTCAATTCTTTGATCCGTATATTGATACGGTTTTATATGATCCCGGAACCGGGGCCGTAAGAAATGCCAAGCTAGGCCCCATCACTTTTGATTATGAGCTTGAACACTATGCCTTCCAAGTATTAGAAAGGATGTTTTCCGGCGCAAAGGTTAAAAAGTTCGCGCTTCAACCAATTGACGGGCACAGAGTTGAATTAGCCTTCCAGATATCTTTCAATCCTGTTGGGGAAGATGTTGCATTGCTTGCAGAGTTCCTGCAGAACGATATAGAAATCAAAGTATTTCCGATTGATGGAGAGCTGTATTTTAACTAAAGGCGCCCATGGCGCTTTAGATAACGTATCCGTGAACTGGATTGAATCTGGTCAGGCACATCAATTGAGCTGAGAAAAATTAACATGATCAAAGAAACTATTTTTTCACCTTGCAGGGAATACAGATATACGCTCTACAGGGAATGGGAAGAAGGCCAAGGGGTTTGCATGTTCATTGGTTTGAATCCTTCCACGGCTGATGAGATTAAGAATGATCCAACAGTCATACGATGCATCAACTATGCAAAGCGATGGGGATATCAAGCCATGTACATGGCAAATATATTCGCCTATCGCGCCACTGATCCAAACGTGATGAAAGAGCATCCTGAGCCAGTAGGAAATAATGATATTTACCTCAAGGGAATGGCTAAAGACTCAAGCATTATCGCGTTGCTGCATGGGGGAATCATGGTGCATTCAAGGCAAGAGACTATGAGGTTAAAAGACTTTTATCTAACCTGCATTGTTTAAGGGTGACAAAGGCAGGCCAGCCAGCGCACCCGCTATATCTTCCAAGCAAGTTAGTTCCACTGAAATTTGGAGTATAGACTGATGGTAGAACAAGAAAGCATCTGGCTGAGCAAATCTGATCTTGAGGAACTCACTGGAGCCAAAAATAAATCTTTGCAGATTGAGCACTTAAGAAAGCAAGGTATTGCATTTAGGATTAACCGTGCCGGCCGCCCTGTTGTGTCTAAGGATGCTGCACTTGGTCATTCAGCAGCACCAAAGATCAAACAGAAGTGGCAGCCTAATGGACTGAATAATCATGGGCCGCAAGCCAACTAAAAACCTTAACCTTCCCCGCCGCATGAGAGCCAGGGTTCGCGGGAAGGTTATTTATTATTTCTACGATGCCGGTGGAAAACCACGCAAAGAAATTCCGCTCGGCAAAGATTACGCGATGGCTGTCAAGAAATGGGCCGAGTTAGAGATTGATGCCAAGCCTATCCATTGCCAAGTAATCACGTTCAAATATGTGTCTGAGAGGTATATAAAAGAAGTATTACCAACAAAAGCACAATCCACCCAGAAGGATAACCTGAGGGAGCTGCAACAGTTATATAAATTTTTTGATAATCCACCAGCCCCGCTTGACGATATTGAACCAATCCACATTAGGCAATACATAGACGCTAGAACACAAATGGGTGCTGCTGTTAGGGCAAAAAGGGAAAAGGCATTATTCAGTCACATATTTAACAAAGCTCGTGAGTGGGGTTACACATCCAATCCTAATCCATGCGCAGGAATACGAGGCGCAAAGGAGAAAGGAAGGCGGCATGTTTATATTACAGATCAAATGTACAGTGATGTATATAGCCATGCAGAACAGCCACTGAAAGACGCCATGGATATAGCCTATCTTACAGGTCAGCGCCCTTCAGATGTGCTCAAGATGACAGAACGAGACATAGAAGATGGGGCATTATGTGTCACGCAAAATAAGACTGGAGCAAAGCTTAGGATAAGTATTGAGGGAGAACTATCTTCTTTGCTTGCAAGAATCTCAGCCAGGAAGGCTAATTATAAGATCAGGAGTTTGCATATCATCGTTAACAATGATGGGCAGCCTATCTCGCTCAGAGCATTGCAGGATCAGTTCCATAAGGCAAGAGAAAAGGCTGGTATAGATAAAGATAAATTCCAGTTTAGGGATTTAAGAGCAAAGGCCGGAACTGATAAAACCGAATTCTCTGGTGATATTAGGCAAGCTCAGAAGCAACTTGGACATACCAATGTGACCATGACTGAGCATTATGTGAGAGGAAGAAAAGGTGAAAAAGTCAAACCAACAAAGTAG